TATAGCATGGTGACATAGGCTATATGTAGTGGGTGCGAGGCCGCTTCGCCCCTGCATATAGCGTGTTGCTGCTATACTACATGTGTTGCAGCGAGACACTCCCCCGGCAATTCCCAAACGCGGAGCATAGCAGTGCGTGTGAGCTGGAGGATGAGCACTGTCTCAAGCCCCTGCGTGTGTATTTATGAGTGTTTATGCGTATGAGAAAAACCCAAACGCGCTATATGTGTAGTACTCTAGTCTATACCACATATAAAAAATACGCCCCTAGTAGTTGTTATACTACTAGAGGCGTAAGTAGGAGCTACCATGTCAAGTAGACTACTACACACATGCAGTGGCAGTCTTGGTACATTACATGCGTGCAGTGTATATAGTATAGCACAAACTAAATCACATGCAAGTCACATGTAGTTTAACGGGAGGGGAAGTCGCAATCGGGGACTAGCGTCCCCGTCCTAGTATAGATGCGTATACATTGTATAACCGAATGTATCTATTGACATTTCGGCTAAAGTATGCATCAGTGTATTATAGGTTCCCACTACATGACGCAAGGGAGATAGCATCATGCCAGCATGGCAAGGCGGATGGAATAACGTATTCGGTGCACCTCATGCACTTATCAATCAAGCAACCGCTACGATGCGTAGTGTAGCTCGTCTCACCAACTCAGTAGGTGGTCAACACTTTGGCGAAGTAGCTCGTGCACTCGCTAACGGCGTAGGTGCTAACACCGATCTCAGCATCAAGCAGGTGCAAGCTGTACAAGCTGATGGTTTGAACTTGGGTGGTGTGCGGCCTATTGCTACGTATGTAGTTGTACCGCTCCACGCTACTACTATCACTGAGAAAGAAGCCTTCCAAGCACAGATGACACCGACATGGGCACCTAACCCGTATCCTGTTGAGAAGTCAGGCAACAGCGGTGGTGGCTTCCTCAATACGGTGAACAAGTAAATGGAACAACCATCAAGGGGTGAAGCTGGTCAACAGCTACCAGTAGCAGGCACTCCTGAAATGGATGCCTTCATACAGCAGATCAACCAAAATCCTGCTGTCATGCAACAGCTACCACCACAGGCTATTGCTGAAGTACTAAAGCATCTAGGTCTAGATAAGAGTGACGTAGATGAAGTGGGTCAGTGGATGGACGATGCCGCTAGTAAACAAGCTGGCGTTCCTCCTGAGACAGACGATGAAGCTGAAATGGAGAACATGGAAGCTGAAGCTGCTGACCCTGAACCTGTAGATGAGGAATAGCACTATGCCAATGATGCCACCGGGTATGCCTCCACGTGGTATGCCTCCTAAACCGCAGGGTATGCCTCAACAGAGCAACAACCCTATTGATGATCTTATCAGCGCACAGATGATGCAGTCTGCTGTAGGTAATCCTAACGCACCTGTACCAACTGGTAAGCAGGCTGGTAGACAGCAACGCCCAGCTATTCCTGTCAACCGACAGCCTAAGAGTAGCAACCCACAGCAAGCGATGATCACTGAGATATTCCGTAAGCAGGGTGGCGCACCTAAAACACAGAAGAAAGCAAATGCCGGACCTCCCTCTCGCTAATGGTCTTGTCATTGATACTGCAACGGGCCAAGCGATGCTACCAAGCACGTCGCCAGAGGCAGTTATACAACAGCAGACCAAGCGTACGAAGCAGACCACTCAAGAAGCTACTGTACGAGGTCGTGATCGCAATAATCGTGCTGTGCGCCGTGGTCTTGTTGACTTACCCGCTGATAGTAAAGCAATCACTACCGCTGGAATAGTGTGGCTGTATTTCAACCTTGGTATCAATGACGCTGAGATAGCTGAAGCTACAGGGTTGAAGATTTCACAAGTAGACATGATTAAAGGTCTACAGCTATTCGGTCAGCTAGATCATCTAATCAAAGATAATATAGCAGCATTGCAAGCTGATAGTGTGCAGAAGCGCATTGACTCGCTATCTGCTGACGCACTCAACACGCTTGAAGATATGATGGAGCATGAAGACACGCGGCCAGCTACTAAAGCTCGCATCGCGATGAACATGCTAGACCGCGGAGGCTTCTCACCTAAACAAGTGATGGAACATCGTCACTCGATGGAAGGTGGCCTAGTCATTCGTCATATTCGTGAGATCGCACAACCTAAGCACATGCCTACTGTAGACATCGACGCACGTGATATAACATCGCAGGTAGTGGAGAAGTAGCTATGGCGATTGTACCTAACAAAGACGGTCAAGGTATTAGGGCTGCTCCCCCAGCTTTCGATGTTGAAAGCACACTCCCATCCGACATAGATGGTAGCCACGAAATGCCTACTATGTTCGGCACAGTCTCACCATTCGTAGGCAGTGTTATGCCGCAGTATGTCAATCAGATATACTTGAACACAACAACAGGTATAAAGTACCGATGCGTATCGTATTGGGATGGTATTTGGTACGAACTCGGTGAGCTTTAGGAGAAACAACAATGGCTATGGTAGGAAACAAAGACGGTCAAGGTATTCGTGCTAATGGTTTTGTCGGATACATGGGACATTGGCTACCAGAGCTAGGTAACGGTGATTACCCATACTGTATAGCTATAGCAGCAGGGACAGCCGTTCCTACTCAAGTAGCAGAGTTCGCTAATCAAATCTACGTTGATTGGAACACAAACAAGATATACCGCGCACTAGCTGCTGGACAGAACAAGTGGGAACTAGTAAGTGGCACGACCGCGTAACAACGCACTAGTAGAACGTCCTGAGCTACTGCTTAAAGAAGGCAGCTTGCAGGATCGCTTCTTGCATAGCAAAGCTAAGGTACAAATCTATGGTGGAGGCTTCGGTAACGGCAAGACTACTGCTGCGGTTATTAAGGCCATCCAGCTTGCTGACGTGTATCCGGGTAGCACTGGTCTTATATCGCGCTCGACGTATCCTAAGCTAAACGACACTATACGTAAGGAGTTCCTTAAATGGTGCCCCCCGACGTGGATCGTGTCATTCGCAGTTGGGCAGAACGGAGACAACATCTGCCACCTGAAGAACGGTACAACCATCTACTTCAGGTATATAGCGCAACAAGGTACGAAGACAGAAAGCAGTTCATCAAATTTGCTCTCCGCTACATTCGATTGGGTGATAGTGGATCAAGTGGAAGACCCAGAGATAACACACAAGGACTTCCTTGACTTATTCGGTCGATTGCGCGGTAGAGCGCGTTACACTGGCGATGATCCTACTATGCCTGTCACTGGTCCTCGTTGGATGATGCTCACATGCAATCCTACAGGCAATTGGGTATACACGAAATTAGTACGTCCTATCGTACAATACAAAGCTGGTGGCTACATTACAGATGACCTCATATGCGTGCGTGACGTAGACCGTAAGCCTGTGCTAGATGACAACGGTAAACCGCAGCTACTCATCGAAGTCATAGAAGGTAGCACCTATGAACTGCGTCACGTACATGAAGCTGAGGGTGGCGACTTTATCCAAACCCTCGAAACGATGTACAGTGGTCAACAGCGCGACCGCTTCCTATTGGGCAAATGGGTGGCCTATGAAGGCTTGGTGTACCCGCAGTACGATAGCAGCGTACACATGCTGCAAGAGGGCCACATCACAACACTACTTGATGGTTATCACGAAACACATTATCACCCGAACTGGATAGAAGGTTACGACTACGGACAAGCGCAGCAGTCATGCTACATACTAGCATTCGTAACACCTGAAGGTCACGTTGTCATATGCGACGGTTTCTATGAGAAGGAAATGACACTCGACAGACAGATTGCAGCTATACGACGTATACGCGGTGAATGGAATGTCGAAGTAGATGAGATGCACAAGATACAAGCTGACCCTAGTATCTTCGGTCGCAAGACAGTGCACAAACGTACAGTAGGTAAGACCATCGCTGACATGTTTAAGGATGATGGCATCTACATGAAGCGAGGTAACAATGACATCACGAACGGAATTGTTAAAGTTGGAGGTTACCTTAACATTAATTATCGACTCCTCCATCCAATCACACGAACTGCATCATCACCACGTCTGTTCTGCAATGCAAAGCTTGATTGGTGGATGGATGAGTGCACAGGGTATTTCTGGCAACAGTCTACGTCAGGTGAACGTATCGACAAGCCGATGGATCGAAACGACCATGCAATGGACACCACCCGCTACTTACTCTCTGACATGCCCGACATCGGTAGATACGTAACACCAGAGAACGAGCGTGTTCCTAGCTGGATGCTGTGGCAGGAACATGATAAGAAGGCTGCAAATCCAAGGGGCCACAGATATGGCTAGTGAATATGATGCAGGTGAAGAATACAACCGCAAGGCTGAGCCTGCCGCAGACAGCAGTGAGTTCACATCTTATGAAGGTGTGATGAAACCTGCTGAAGCTATGGTTGATGACTCGCCTATGTACCGTGTTATAGGTGAGAGCAAGATACCTGTCAGCAAGCATCGTGGCCCATTGTGGCGTAGTCGCTACGATCAGGGTAAGAGTGCTATGGGCAAGAGTGTCGAAGCGTGGAATGAAGCATATCGTTACTACCGACACGATCACACACGTCACAACGGGAACCCTAGTGGTGAAGACAACACGACAGGTGCGAAGTCCCTTACAGGTAGCTTTGATAGTACAGAGAATATTGTGTTTGCGAATGTCAGCGCACTCGTACCACTGCTATTTACGAAGAACCCCGACGCTGAGTTCTCATGCGAAGATAAAGAAGACGAACAGAAGGCTCGTGTTGTAGAGCGGCTAGTTAATACACTAGCTGCTAAGAAGACATCACCGGGTTTGAACCTCAAGCGCAAGGTGAAGCGCAATATCGTTAGCACATCACTCACCAACATCGGTTGGTTTGAAGTAGGCTATACGATGCGCGAGCAATCTAGTGAAGCTGCACTAGAGGAAGTGCAGAAGCTCAGCTTAGAGCTAGAGAAAGCTGATAGTCAGAAAGTCATCAAAGACATTGAAGGCAAGCTACTCGCGTTAGAGCAAACAATTGACATGCTCACGCCATCAGGTCCGTGGTGCAAGGTACGTAGACCAGATCAGATCATTGTTGATCCTACAGCTACCGACTTAGACCTTAGCGGTGCGTGCAATTGGGTGATGATTGAAGACCTTATGTACACGTCACTACTACGCGCGCGTTACGGTCGTAAGAAGCCAGATAGCGATGAGTGGGAAAGCGTATTCTCACCTACTAACGTCATCAAAGCTGGCGTATCTCCCGACCAAGGTGAACGTGGTCAGACAGACAACTTCCAACTGTTTAGCTACTCTACTAGCGAGTATGCGAAGTACGGATACTCAGATCAGCAGTCATTCCTAGCAGCGCAGATGACAAAGGTGGTCTATGTTTGGGACAAAGTTACGCGCCGCGTTGAACTCTACAACTGCAATGACTGGTGCTATCCTCTGTGGGTGTGGGATGATCCATACGCTCTCGACCAGTTCTTTAGCGTCGTGCCGATGGAGTTTCATACTGACCCTATTACCATGTACGCCAAGGGCGAAGTTACTTACTACCTTGACCAACAAGACGATATCAACATCATTAACAATGAATGGGCCAAGGTACGAAAGTTTGCGGCTGGTAAAGTAGTATTCGACAAGAATGCAGTCAAAGACGGCAGTATGCTTGAGAGCCTCATCGCTGGTACGCTAGACACGAACACACTTGGTGTAGATTTACCAGAAGGTAAGAAGATTGCAGACATACTTGGACCTCTACTTCCACCTTCTGCTGAAGCAATCAAGTTCTTCGACAAGAAGCCAGTGCTTGAAGCGATTGATCGCTTATCAGGAGTTGCGAGTGTTCAACGTGGTGTCGAATACAAGACAAACACCACGAACAAAGCTATCGAGAGCTATGAGTCGCAGATACAAACACGTGCTGACGAGAAGATGGATGCTATCGAGGATAGCGTTGGCACTGTTCTATGGCTTACGGCGCAGATGTGTATGCAATTTATGAAAAGAGAAGAAGTAGCTGTAATACTAGGTGAGAAGTTCGCTGCCGATTGGGAACAGATGGATGCGCAGAGTATCAGGCAGACATTCACGCCGCGCGTCGTTGGCGGCAGCACGCTCAAACCGACATCACGCGCCAAGAAAGAGCAAGCGCTACAAATTAGTCAAATCATCGGACAATTTACTCGCGCTACACCTATCGCTGCTGTTGTTGCCCTCAAGGTTCTCGCGCAAGCGTTCGACAACGTTGTGATTAGTCAAGATGATTGGGAGCTTATCTACAAAGGCATTATGAAAGAAGCTAGCGCACCTGAGCCTGCACAAGTGCAAGAGGAAGCACAGCAAGGACAAGAGGCGCAGCAAGGACAAGACCGCATGAAGGAGTTGATGCTAGCAAAGATGCAAGCACAACGTGGTCAAGGCGGCGCAGGTGGTGCACCACAACAGGGCGGTGGACAATCAGGACCGCAGATTGACGACATAGCACAAATTGTGCAACAAGTGGCGGGGCTTATTGACGGCTTGCCTCCTGAAATGAAGCAGTCGCTCGGTGTGCAGCTAGCACGCGGTAAGAGTGTAGCTGATATTGCTACGCAGATGATACAACAGATGCAGAGCGGTGCTGCGGCGTGATGAATGATCTACCGAAATACTATGGCAAAGCGTGGTTGCGCTTTTGGTATAGCTGTATAGCGGTGAACGAACTCTAAAGGAGGCTACAATGCCTGGCGAAGACAAAGACTTGATGTCTGCTGTTGGTGATACGTTCAACATCAAAGATGCGCCGCAAGAAGGTGGCGATGAAGGTGGTGAGCAGCAGCTTGATTTGCCTATTAGTCACCCTGAAGGTGTAGATGGAGGACAAGATGGTGGTACAGATGGAACGGGCGCTGGCGAACGCCAAGAAACGGGCAGCGACCGTCATAAGCCAGCAGGAAAAGACAAAGACGACCAGCTATTCACAGACAAACCGCGAAAAGGTCCGCGCGGAGAGCTACTCGGCAAGAATGGCGAAGTCGTCGCAGCTACGCGCAGAGAAAAGCAACTCGCCTACAACCTCAACCGCGCGCAGTATGCCGCCAATCAAAGCGCGCGACAAATAAGGGCGATGCAGGAGCACCTGCAACACTACCAAGGCCTAGATCAAGTAATGAAGCAACACAACTTGTCGCCGCAGATGGCGCATGAGGCGTTGCAGCTACGTGCTATGGCAGAAAAAGATCCTGTCATGGCAGTTCGTGATGTTGTAGCGCGTGTGTTGGCTACTGGCGTCACTATGGAGCAGCTCTTTGGTACAGATGCAGTACCACAGATCAACGCACGTGTTATTACGAACGAGCTAGATCGCCGTTTAGGTCCGCTAGAGAAGCAGACACAAGCACGTCAGCAGCAAGCGCAAATTGAAGAACGCGCCCAAGTGCAGATGGAGCAATTCGTACAAGGTCACCCTCATTCTGAAACGCATGGGGTAGAAATCAGCAACTTAGTACAGCAACACGGCTTGTCGCCAGAAAAAGCGTACTATGAACTACGTAGTTGGGCCGAACGCAGAGGCTTTGACTTTACGTCACCATTGAAGCCACAGATTGAGCAAGCTATGCAGCGCCAACGTGGTAATGGTCAACGTCCAAGGTCAACACCGGGTAGTATGCGCGGTGTACAGCCAAATGGCGGCATGACTACATCTAACAACGCTAACTCGCGTGGAGACTTCCGCGCTAATGCTCCTTGGAAAGACATAGCTGCGGCAGTGTTCACAGAACTCAACTCAAAATAGGACATTGAACAATGCCCGTACTCCAGAACGTACTGGCGACGACTATTGAGCGTTCGCGTAAGAAGCTCATTGTCGCCGCTATGCAGAGCAACGCACTTATGGCTTGGTGCTTTGCGCGTGATCGTATCGAGAATGAGAGCAGCGGTTACAACATCACGAACCCGCTGTTGACTGGACGCAATCCCTCGGTTGGCAGCTATAGCTACTACGACAGCTTGCCAGTCGTGCAGACGCAGGAGTTCATCAAGCTTGAATATCGTTGGAGCCGTATTGCTGGTACTGTTATCATCAGCAATCAGGAAGAAGACGAGAACAAGGGTGAACAGGCTGCTGTGAAGCTGCTGCAAGGTAAACTTGAGGCTCTTGAGTTGAGCATCAAGGAGAAGTTCAGCGGCTATCTCTACGGCTTGGGTGGTGGCAATGATCCGAATGGACTTGCGCTGCTTATTCCTGATGATCCTACTGTTGGATCACTCGCTGGTGTTGATCGTGCGACAGAAGTACAGTGGCGTTCATCGTCATATGACTTCGCAGGCACTCTTAACGCGACGAATATCGAGGAAGCGTATGATGACGTTCTCCTTGACCTCAAACAAGGTACAGAGCGTCCGAAGGTTATCATTGCTGGACGCAATCACTATCGCCTGTATCGTGCTGCCGTTCGTAGCAAGCTCACTATTCCGCTCACGAACACAAGCAGCGGCAAGCGTATGATGGACCTCGGCTTTGATGGTATCAGCCACAACGGCGTACCCATCATCTATGATGAAAGCTGCCCGGTTGATCGTGCTTACTTCCTCAACGACACCTACCTGCGCCTTCATATCCTCGGTGATAACAACATGAAGAATGTTGACCTCACTGCACCGTGGACGATTGACGGCTACGGACAGCGTGTCATCACGCAATGTCAGTTCGCCACGTGGAAGCAATACCGCACCCACGCTGTAGTGAACGACTAAAGGAGTTACAATGTCTAGTGAGCCAACACCAGTAGTCAGCTTCGAGAACAAGCCATCGCAGACGCAACAAGCGTTTAGCATGGATCAGAAGCAGAAGGCTGTGCCTGCATACATCGTTGAACCGATGAAGCGTAAGACTGTAGTCAATCGCACCGTCAAAGACGAAATCGGTTTCCGTGTTGTGCCTACTGATGTTGAGATTGAAGGATACATGGTTCGCACTCTACGAGGCGATAGTGTGTTCGTCACTCACGAAGATCTTGTGAGGTTGAAGCTCGATAAGAACCTAGTGCCGCTATTCATGGATGGTGGCGACGATACACCTGTAGGCATGCAGCAAGCTAACGCTGCATTATCCACAAAGCAGAAACAATCGCTCGATGCTATCACGCAGCTACTTGATAAAGACCCTGATCTACTCAACAAGCTGCTTGCTGCCAGCGAGCAATCAGATAAAGAGGAATAAGTACAATGGCCGTACAAGTTGCTATCCCCGGAATGCGTCGCATTAATCATCGTGTCGCTGACATGGTGTATGCGGCTGATGTCGGTGTTGACGGTATCACTACCGTTGATATTCCTGCAATGCCTGCTGCATCATCGAATGCTATTCTCGCTGCACAGAGCGTGAATGCTGCCGGTGTTGCTGTGCCTATTGCGTCCTTCAACCCAGCTATGATGGGTCGCTATGGTCGCAACTTCACTGGTACCCTGAGTGCTGTCGGTTCATGCACTGTTATCGTCACTGGTTATGACTATCTCGGTCAGCCAATGCGCGAACAGCTTGGTGTAGCGAACTCACTCACTCTCGGTCAGAAGATGTTCGCTGACATCTCTAGCATCAGCTTCAGTGCTGTTGCTGGTCTTACGTTGAACCTTGGCTTCGGCAACATTCTCGGTGTGCCGTACAAGGTGCTCAACACGCAGATGCTCGGTGAGACTGTGAACGACCTTGTACCGACTGCTGGTGCGTTGCAGACTGGCGTAACTGTGCAGACGCTCACAAGTGGTGATCCGCGCGGACGTTATACACCGAACCAGAGTCCCGGTGGTACTACGTTCTACCGCTTCACCTGCTTTGTAGATCGCAACAATCTGCATGGCTCGGCACACGTTTAAGTAACGGAGGTTACAATGGCTGAGAAAGAAACGAAGTATACACCGCCTGTGAAGGCGACACAGCAGCAACAGAAGATGTACGGAGATCGACTTGTTGTTGCTGTTAGACCATCACGTGCTGGTGATGATGGCTACCAGCTTAGTACGCCTGACGCACAAGTGACTGCTATCTTTGAAGACGGTAGTGACAAAGTAGTGAAGCCTGAAGACATTACGACCGCAGCGTAACTTAACTAGTCAACTAAGGGAGCAGCCTGCACGGTGTACAAGACCACTGTGCAGGCTGTAACTTATATGATTACGTTCGGACAGATAGTTACTAAAGTACTACAGCGGCTCGCACTAGTCGAAGGATTAGATGCACAAATATACGCTGAGCCACGTATACAGCTAGCAGTACAGCACAAGTTCGACCTGCTATTCAGAGAGTACTGGCTACCTGATTATACAGTGTATCAGGAGACATATGTACTCGACGGCGTTAGTGGCATGATCACTGGCGACCTCACAAACAAGTTGAATGACTGGCGCGATCTACACAGTGTCATGTCGGAAAGTTCTCCAAGGCCATTGCCTATCGCACCTATGAATACGCGCGATAGAGACATTCAGCACCCTAGCATCAGGCCGATGGCTACAAACCCTGCGAAGATGTTTAAGATACTACCTATTACAACAGGTGGTGAAGTATACATCACGTATCGCACTAAGCCAGATGACTTTGAAGAAGACGGCGATCCTATTTACATGGATACGCAGCTTCTACTACTAGGCACATGTTGGGACGTACTAGAAGACGATGGTACGAACCCCGGTGCTAGTGACAAATTCCGTGTGCTGTTTCAAGATGCATTAGCACAGTTCAACAGGACGCAGCACACTATACCGCTAGATAGCTCACTGTCTACACGTGGTGTTTGGAATAGGTGGGCGTAATGGTACAGATGCTCAGCCGCTCGTTGAAGCCGCTCGGTAGACCTAAACAGCCACGTCCTACTAGCAAGCTCAACAACACCACCATCCGTGACTTCGGCGGTGGGTTGAACGTTGTCGATAGTGAGCAGAACTTAACAAGCAAGTTCTCACCTGTGTTTGACAACATGGTGACGTATACCGATAGGCGTGTAGGTCCGCGCTATGGTTACGAAATGTGGTACAAGCTGCGTCAAGGTGTAGAGAGTAGTGGAGCTATCACTAGCCTCACACTCACCACAAACGTTACATCGAACACAGAGCGCATTATACTTGTCGATTGGGTAGATCACCAATTTGTAGGCGCTGCACATGAGCATGTGACGTTTAGCGGTTGGTCTAATACGTGGAACGGCATTGTTCCTGAAATGATCAATCGCACGCACGGCATTAGACAGGTTCTCAATGCGAACCAGTTTGAGATTGTAGTCACTAACAGAGCTACAGCGGCTGGACCTTCTACAGATACAACTGTCAACTATGTGAAGGACAATCACCTACTCGGCGGTGAGCCTATCGAGGCTAAGTACTTTGCGAACTACATTATCATCTGGACTAGCACAGGTGAGATTATTCGCATTGACCGTGATAAGCAGGCACAACGTATATGGAGCCAAGAGATTACAGCAGCACGCCCGCTCGCACCTATTGCGTGGACGTATACAGAGCTAGTCGCTAGTGACATCTTCGGTAGCGCGCTGATATGCAGCAATGGGCGTGATAAGCCATTGCGTATTGACTTCACACAAAGTGATTGGGTAGCACCGCTGCTAGATGGTGTGAATGGTGATGTGAACATTCCAGCATTCGATGCGTGTAAGTCGGCGTTTAGATACTTCACACTACACGATACAGAGTTGCTACCAGTTGACGAACGTCTGACATCTATACGCATATCAGATGAGAACACCGCACAGGTGTACGTAGGTTCTGTCAACGCTGGTAAGGCTGTTGACATCAACATGTCGAAGATCGTTGCTAGCCCTGAGCAGACAGTGCGCGGCTTTGCAGTTATTAAGGACGTTGTGCTAGTTATTACACCTACAGCTACGACGATGATGAAGTACGGACCAGAAGTAACTGTAGCTGGCACATCTAGCCCACTGCATGATCCTGTACCTATTGACACATTGAACGGCTTCGGCACTAATGCGCCGCGTACTATCGTTGAGATAGGCAGCGACGTGTTTATGGTAGACTTCAACGGTGTACCTAGTGCGAAGCTCTCAACAGTTAG